ATGCTCCAACACAAGCAGTTGACCATCAGACCATACATTAAAACCAAGGCATCTCCACATGAGGGCAACAAAATCCACCTCAGCGATAAGTATATAAGACTTAAAAATTTGGAATAATAGCGGTGCGATCAGCAAATTAAGAGTTAATGCGAACCATACGACGGCTATATATCTTGCATTACCTGTTTCTCGACGCCACCAAAAGAAAACAGCCAGCGCTGCTGTCGTCAACCCAACATCACGGGAAACCCCTATTCGACCGAAAAGGAGGAGGCTCAATATCACCACTCCACAAATCAGATAGTCTAGGCTATTCGCAGAAATGTCATCTCGGCCTTCGATCAGCAGATCAAACAAAACATAAAAAGCAAAAAGAAAGAATAGATTTGAATTTAACACCGACAAAAATATATCGGATATCTCACTCACCGATGATTGGCTAATAATTCCATTGATAAATACAACAGTGAAAAAACCAAGATGAATATCAAATCTTGGTGTTTTCATTTCTGGAATTAACAACCAAAACTCTTTCGTTTCAAATATTGTTGGGGAGAATTATTTATCTTGGCGTCTTGAGAGGATCCGGTATGCACCATACCCGACGACAGCTACGGCCAAACCCAATGGCCCTGCTGCCCCAGCAATCGGCAAGGGAGCAGGAACGATCCCGGCGGAAGCTTGAGAAGCTGTTATAAGACCGATGACACTGAGAGTGAAAATTTTGTCTGGCATCTAAAGCACTTTCTTTTGTTTACTTAGGTAATTTCTTAACCCTATCACCCTGACAGTTTTCCGGCAACTTTGTATCTTCTCAAGACTGTGCCTCGTGAAGTAGATCTAATTGTCTGATGAACGAACTGTTGGCCTCAAGCTGTCCACCACCTTAAAACACTGAAATATATATGAAAATATACCTCCTATTTATAAAGACGTGCGGCAAAGCGTGTGGCAGCCGCATCCGTGCCTCGTAGCCGCAGGGCTCAATTCTTTGAAAGATATGGAGGCGAGTAGGAGAATCGAACTCCTGTACACGGATTTGCAATCCGCACGTTTTTGACTGATTTTAAACGGTTTTTTGTGCACCAAACCGGTAGAACATATCAGAAACGTATCAGGAATGTGCGGCACCAGGATAGCCGCTTTATTGATACCTGATCAGGACTTTTCCGACGCATATGACCCAACTAACCCTCTTACGTCGATATATGCACGTCAAAGCCGCCTGTCAGCTGCTTCCATTTCTATTTTCGTTGGCGCCCTTTGAGGATAGTTTTCCTGAGGGCTCTCCTAGCTAAGACTGCCCGTTCGAAAACTATCATCTAAGTCGGTCCGATAGCAGCCAGTGTTCCTGAGGAGCTCGGTAACTGCTTCCTTGAAAACAAGTTTAATATTGGCCTTTCGTTTTGATAATCTTCTGTTTCAGCGCATCAAGATAAAGTTTGCGATTCGAATAAATTTCCAACAGCGCATCTTCATACAGCTCTAATGCATCCAAAAGAACTTCTCGGGAAAGCTCCGTAGTATGAGAACCAATGTTTCCGATTATCCTTAAAGCATGAAAGGTCTGAGCCTGATCGGGAGATTCTTTCTCTAGGTGTTGAATGCGGCCATTTAGATCAAGATCGACCATTTCACCCTTTTTCTTGCTTAACACTTCTCGAGGAACCTGAAGGTCATCGAGGACTCCTTCCAAGCTGGTGCGCAATCGATTACCTGCACTACCAATATCAACCCAGAACAGAGCAAATACTTGTCGCATCTGCCTAATGACGGACGCAGGAAGGTTTTTGGGCAAACCGATTATAGGGGGAGCGGGAGAGAAAGAGTTGGGCTGCAATACAGTAGCCAAGCCCCATCCAAATTCATCGTCCTGCACGTCAACCAGTACAGTGCTACCATGAACGTTAACGACTTCTCCACAGTCTTCATGATCGCAATGTAGCCTCAGAGAAAAACGCTCGACATCCCAGTCCGGCTCCCAACTGTCGTGTGAGTGGGCGGCCTTGGAGTATTGAGGCTCAATTACTGTGATGCTGTCTTTTCTAGCTATGAGACGTCCATCTTCACAGGATGGGCACGGATATTTAGGACATTTGTCCCGAGGAAACGTCGCTATCCACAGAGCTCGTTTAAAGGTCATATTTTTTTACTCCAGATTAATTGCGCTTATACACCATCGTCGATGATAGGCGAATGCCAGTCTACTTGGAAGCGATCGCTCCGAACCGCCCATCGATCAGACACTGGTCGCCTGCGAGACGAGCCGAAGCCAGTCATGCTGGGTTAAAATTGAAAATCTATCAGAGCTATTTTCTTATTTACTAAGGCTTTACTGGCACGGCCGTGCAGCTGCGGGTCGCCCTGATAGGGGAATCGCCCTCAGTCATACCAGGACACCCGATGTAGAGAGGCTCCAGACAGAACTCAGCGTTAGGCTCGAGCCCATACGGCGCAGTCACCTGATACTGGAACGTGACCGGCTTTGAACCGACATTCTGGGTTTGCACCGGCCGATCGAGCCTCACGAACAGACTGGCTTCATTGCGCGGATTCCGAAACGAATATTGCGTTTCGCCAGGGACAACTTGGCAGGTTCGGCCCTGCTCGGTGCGCTCAATTTCCAGCTCGATCGCGCAGCTGCGGCCCCCGCCACAAGGTGGCCCCAGAACCTGCGATCGCGTTATCCGAAAGATGACATCCGGCCGCTGCAGGATCTTCACGTCCTCGACCAGGTGCGCGAGCGTTGCGGTGTTGGCATCGACCTTGTCGCCCAATCGCCAGGGGGAGAATACCAGCTCGTTAATCACCGGAACGTAGGCACCGACCCACGCGGCGAATGCGCCGATTACCGTGATGCGGAAGAATTTGCCCCCGTCTTTTTTCCATTCTGACCAGTTGATCAGACCCACGCGCGGGCTTTCTTCTTCAGGCATTCAGACAGGCTCCAGAGGCAGACATTGGTGCCAAATTGCCCAAGCGCCCGGCTGGTTGCCTCTGGCGGGTTCCCTACTCCGGCCGCTCGCATTGGGCCATCGTGCGATAGCCCGCCTCAGACACTTCATGGGTCGCGGTTTTCACGATCCACTCGCCTGAAGCGGCCGAGCTGAACCCGATCGGGACGATGCGCCCCTCGGCAGCGATCGTTGGATTGCCAGGCAGCTCAAGATCGAGCGTCTCCTTCGCACGGCTGGCGCGGCGCGACTCGGCCACGGCGACGGCGCGCGCTTCTTCCTCCGACCGAAACCGCTGCCGCAACCGGCGCACCGGCTCGGCGTCCCCGATCTTCACCTCGACATCCTCGGCGTTTTCGAGATCCCGGTAGGTGGCAATGATCGTACCCGTCGCATCGCTGAGCCCCCGGCGCATGGACCAGCGGCTTACGTCTGCCTCGAGCAGTGGCACGACGGGCGTCGGCTGACCCGACGCTTTGACACCTTCGGCCCTGCGGCCGACAAAAAGAACGCCCCCGGCCGGTTTGGCGACCACATCATGCAACACCGCGATCCGCGTCAGAACGGACAGATCACTTTCATCCAGCTGGTCGATGTGACCAGGCACGATCGAGCCCGCGGCTTCGGTCACGGCCGGTTCAAGCCCGTTGTCGCCCGCGATGGTGGTCACGATCGCCTTAAGCGTCATGCCTGCAGGCCAAGACCGCGACTTTTGCTGATTGATCGGAGCAAACCCGCTCTGGGTCTCGCCTTGCGCCTTCGCGCGGCACACGGCCGTGATTATGCGAGGGGGAGAGCTCTCCTCCACCTCGTCGGCGATATACAGACCCATGCGCAAGAACGCGCCCAGGTAGCCGAGCGCGATCTCAACCTCGGCCCCTGGCTCCGGCATGGCAAAGCGCGATATCGGCGATGTGTTGGCAAAAGTGATCTCGGCCGTGTCCGAGATGAACCCGGCCGTGTCCGACACCCGCACCGAACTCAGCTGAGAGAACACAAAGCCCGACAGCGGGACGCCGTTAATAGTCACCTGAACCAGCGGCCGAAAGTCCATCAGCCCCATAGCTGTGCCGTTTCCATTGGTGTCGAGGTTTCCAGATCCGGCAGCAGGATCCTGACGCCCGCGTTTAGGACAGCGCCCAGCGCGCCCAGACCAGGATTAGCTGCGAGCACCGCCTCCACCTTCAAGCCTGAAGTGTCGCCGTAATGGCTCGCGACCACTTGGTCCAGGACGTCGCCGTCAGAAGAAACGAAGTAGAGACCGGGCACCGCCGTCATATCTTGCCATCCTCATTGTAAAATCCTGCCGATGCGGGATGCCTTGCGACGCAAAAACCTCCTGCCCCTCTGTCACGCCCTCAACCACCCACAGGCCCAGCACCTTGCCGATGCCAGACACCAGGGGCAGCGGCAGGCCAAGACTGGCCTGTGTGCGCATTTTATCGATCTGCTTCAGCCCGCCACGGAAATGGGGATAGATCACGCCCTCGACCTCCACTGTCTCTGGACCAAGCCCGGTGAACTGCAGCGCATCATTGGTGCCGATCCGCGCCTGACGTGCCCAGCGATACTCGGTCGACCGGCTGAGCCTTTGGTACGCCGCGTTGTCCAGGGAGAACTGGAAGAACCCGAGCTGCATCATCACTTCTGCCATCGCTACCTCCCAAACGGACCAGTTGTCGGCGCGCGATCGAACAGACCGTTGCCCGAGTTGCGACGCTCTTCAACGCGCAGAAGCCGAATGACCTCCTGGGCATCGGCCCCGGCCGCATGGATCGTGTACTGGTTGGTCACGGTTTGCGGCCCCGCGACAGGCGCGGCAGTTGGGGCGGCCGCAGCCGGTTGCGCGAATACCGCCTCCATCCGATCCATGCTCAGGGAGCGAACGGCCTCGGCCATTTGGCCCGCGTGTGCCGTCAAAGCGTCCGAGTTTCTGGCGCTGCCAAGTTTTGCCATTCCGACAGATTGCGCCGGCGCTTTTCGCAGCGCTTGCCTTAGAGCCCCCGGCACGATCGATTGGGCGCGTGTCGCATTCGGCCGCATAACCGACCCGACGCGATCGGCATAACCGGCGAGCTGACGCATGGCGCGATTGTTCGCCACATAGCCCGAGCGGTTCTCGAACTTCAGCTCCGGCCCGAGCTCGCCCGTCAGATGCCAGCCAGGACGGAACGGCCCACCCAGCGCGTTCTTCTGCGGCTTGATGCCGTAGAGCTTCTGCGCATCCGAATCGCTCATGGGCGCGGCATTGGCATTAGATGCGGTATTGCCCAGGCCCGAAACCTTGCCAGGTTTCACATGCGCAGCAGCTGCAGAGCCTACGGCCGAGCCGATGGCGTTCCCGGCCCGCTGCGCGTTCTCGTAGCCCCACTTCAACGCCTCGATAACCGGCTTGATCAAACCCATCAGTGTGGTGAACTTATCCCCGATCCAAGTCAGCACAGGATCCAGGGCAGACTTAACGGCGTCCCAGGCCGCACCGATTCCGGCCGTGTTCTTCAGCCCCTCGATCACCGGCTCGGCAGATCCCGTCCAGAGCGCATCAAACACAGCCCCGATCGAGCTGAACGTCGCGTCTATGGCACCTGAAAATGCCGACCAGGCGCGCTCGATCGGAGCCGTCAGCCCGAGCGCGTCCGTCACCGGCTTGATCAGAGTGTCATAGACCCAGACGAAGCGATCCCCGATGCGGCCCAAGACACGGTCAAACATCGAAGCGGCCGAGCGCCACATCCGGCCGACGCCAAGGGCAGCGCGCTCCATATCCCCGGTGAACACGCCCGCGACGACGTCACCGAGCCCGGTGTAGTACGAACCGATATCAGACAGCACTGGAGCCAGGACATCCCCGGCTTTGCGCCAGGCGGCCTCAATCGGAGCCGTGATCCCCATCGCGTCGGTCGCAGGCTTGATCAGGTTCTCATAGGTGGCAGAGAATACCGCACCGATCCCGCTCAAGGTCCGGTCAAAGAATGAGGTGGTGCCAGACCACATCGCCCGAACCCCGCGCTCTGCGCGCCGCATGTCACCGGAGAACACGCCGCCCACGAAGTTGCCGAAGCCCGCAAAGTAGGTTTTCGTATCGGACCAAAGCCCGCGGAACCAGGGACCGACCGTCTCCCAGTTTCGATAGATCAAATACGCCCCGCCCGCGATGACCCCGATCGCAGCCCCGATGGGGTTCATCATCAACGCGGTACCGATGGCGCGGATCGCCCCGACCACGATCGGCGACGCGCTGACCAGGGACAGCATGGCGCGGCCGAGGCTGAACACGGCACCGGCAAACTTGCCGACCCGCACAATCGTGCGCGACGCCAGGACAGCCCCGACGATCATGCCGAAGTTTTCCCAGCCCCCGACCATTTCAGCCGTCCGCTCGGTCACTTCAAAAACGATGGAGCCGATCGAACCGATACCCGAGGCAATCTCGCCGATGATCGGAAGCGCGCGCTCCGCACTGGCCGCGAAACCCTCGGCCCACCGCTCGACGTCATCGCGATTGCCGATCAGGGCGTCACCGATCCGGCGCATGGACCGCGTCACGACCGGCATCAGCGCGGAGCCCACCGTGTTTTTCAGGCCCTTCATCACCAACTGCGTATCGAGCAGCGTGTCCTTGAACACTTCGGCGTCCCGGGCAGCCTGGTCGGACAGGACATAGCCGGTGCGCCGCGCGTCCTCGCGCAGCTGCGTCAGCCCCTTGGAGCCGTCCTTCAGCATGTTCAGCAGGCCGATGCCCGACCGGCCAAACAGATCGTTTGCCAGCGCTGCCTTTTCCGCCTGCGTCTCCACGCCCTGCAGCCTGTCGGCGATCATCGCCAGGGCGTCCTCCGGCAGCTTGGAGGCAAGGTCAGCGGCCGAAAGCCCCAGGGCGTCCAGGGCATCCTTCTGCGCGCCGGTGCCCTCCATCGCCAGACCAATGTTCTTGGTCATTTTTTCCAGCGCGCCATCGAAGGTCGCTGTGGCAACACCAGACCGCTCGGCCGCGTAGCGCAGCTCCTGCAGCACGCCGAGCCCGATGCCCAGCTTATCGGCCGTCTTGGCAACATTATCGCCCAGGTCAGCCGTCGAATTGGCGATCCCGAAGATGGCACCACCGGCCAAGCTGGCCCCGATCGCAATCTGGCGCACATTTCGGCCGATGCCAGATGCCATGTTACTGAAGGTGGAGCCGACACGCCTCGATGCTGCGGCCGCGCGGTTCCAGCGTTCCTGGGCCCGGCGCAGATCCACCAGGGTCCGCTCGAGTTTCTCATACTCGCGATCGTGGTGCTCAACCGACAAGCCCTGCTTGCGCAAGACGTCGCGCTGGCGATCGAGCCCCTTTTGACGGCGCTCGACGCCCTTGATCGCATCGCCAACCTGGGCAAGCCCCGTTTTCAGGAAGCTGACGTTGCGCTTGACCGACTGCTCGAGAACCGAACCGATCGTGATCGTCGCATTAAGGCGTTGGTTTTTGCTCATTCTTTGGAAGGCCCTCTATCCACCAGATGAAACGACTGACCGGCATGGCCATGATTTCACGCTCGGCCCATCCGGTGTGCCGGGCGAGCCGAAGTGACCCCGCCCGGACTTGATCACTGGTCAGCCAATAAAAACGGAGAGAGCCGTCTGCAGCCTGCTGTACTGGCGCATCGTCAGACCGCGCACCGCCTCGGGCGAGATTTCGCAGAGGTTCGAGATCAAGGTGATTTCAGCCTCGGCGCTGTTCGAGCTCGCCCGATCGGCAGCCAGCTGATCCTCCACGAAGGGCTCGCGCATCTTCAGGCTTTTGACGTCGGTCCCGTCGATCTTGGGCGGCCGGGTCTCATAGTTGACCGTGATCGAGCCGTCCTCGTTCTCGACCAACCAGGCTGGGTTTTTTGCGTTTTCCATGTGCGCTCCTTACAGGCCGATATTGGCGCGGTGCTCGGCGAGCTGATCGACGCCCCGCACCTTGCGCACCATGTTGACGACATCGATCTCGTTGATATCGACGCCACCGTGGACCTCGCGGTAGTAGCGCAGGCTCACCGTGAAGGTCAGCGACGGCTTGGCCCCTGAACCCCAGGTGCCGCGCGCCACCGAGATGATCTTGCCCTGCATGTGATGCGCGACGGCCGTCTTGGTGCCATCCAGGCTTTCAAGCGACCCGCGCGCCGTCAGCTGGACCAACGATCCGTCCTTGATGCCCCAGAGGGATAGCACATCCCGATCGTAGGACGTCAGGACGAACGACGTGGTCATTTTTTCCTGACCCATGTCGAGATCGATGGGCGCGTCCATGCCGCCCCCGCGGAATTCTTCGGTCGAAACCGTTAGATCGGGAGCGCTGTACTCCTCGATCTTGCCCGCATGGCCACGGCCATCAACGAACAAATTGAGATACTTCAGGATATCTTCAGCAGCCATCAGTTAAACACCTCCTCGATGTAATCTTTCACCAGGTGCGAACGGAAAGTGATATGCTCGGCCGGATAGACCGGCGTGAAATCAAAGTTGAAAAACACCTTGCCGAGCTGGATATTGGCCGCGGAATTCAGATCCGGATCGGCCCAGCAGCGACCGCCCAGGATCGCGCCCAAAGCGACCAGATCGCGGAGGTAGGCGTTCACGCTTTCCTCGACGTCCGAGACATAGGTTTTTGTGATGCCACGATCGACAGCCCAAAGGTGGGCGCGCAAAAGCGAGTCGTTGATGATGTCGGCCGTGCGGCGAACGCTCAGGAAAATCCACTTTGTGTCGTCGGTCAGCGTCCGGTTGCCCCACAGGCGGTAGCCATTCTGGCGGATGGTCGTGGCGACTTTCGCCTCGTTCAATAGATTGGCACGCGCGCTCGCGCCCCCGAGCTTGAAATCGACCGGACGGCTGGTACCGATGATTCCGCCAATCAGGTGGTTCGACGGCGACGCCCAGAAGCCGGTGTCGTTGTCCACCGTGGCGATCAAGCCTGCAACGCGGGACGATGGCGGAACATCCACGATATCGGAGCCGACGGTGACCTTGTGCCAGGGATCGATCAGGTAGATGCGATCGGAGCCGAAGCCACCGGCTGCCTCGATGGCGTCGGCGTCGTTGGTATTGGGCCCGTCGGCGATGATCACGGCCCGCAGCCGGTCACCGATGCCCTGCAGCTCCGCGATCACCGGGTTGGCGTTGCCCTCGGGGCGCTGGTGAGTGAAGCCCGGCGCGATCAGGATGCGCGGCGAAAACCCGACGACGCTCTCCGCGCCGACCAGGGCATGGACACCCTCGAAGTTGCCATCAACCGCGTTGACGCCCCCGATAACATTGGCGAGGCTTTCGGCCTCATCGAGCCCCTCCTCCACACGAACGACAATGACGACTGCACCGATCTGATCGAAGATGCCGTCCATTGCCGTGGGCAAGGTGCCGCGCGCATCGCCGACCGTGTCCAGGCCTGCGGCTTCTTTGCGCGAACCGGCGACCAGGACCGGCGTGTTCAAGGGGAATGCATCTGCATCGGCGTCGGGCGCAGTGCCCACAATGCCGATGACAGACGATTTGACCGTCTGGATGGGACGTGGACCTGCATCGATCTCGATGACCTCGACGCCGTGAAGAAATGCCATAGTGACCTCGCTTGCGGATGTGAACTGTTGCCCCAAGCATTCCACCGCGCTGCGGCTCAATCCTCTGGCGGTTCCCCCGCGTGTTCGAAGCCAATGCAATAGGCCGAATTCATCTCAAGCACCCGGCAGTGGAGCCCACCCGGCGAGAGCTCCTGCGGCGCGCTCAAGCCCAAGGCATGCCCGCAGATTTCGGAGCAAAACCACTGATCCCGCCGATGCCGTCGCAGATTAAAAGCCTGCGATGCGATCAAGCCCAGATAGTCATAGGGGTTGCCGATTTCAGCGATGATCCGATCGACAGCTTCGCCATCCGACCAGAGAACGCTGACAAACTCCCAATTCCCAGGCTTGAACAGAATGACCTTTTCGCGAACGCCCCCGTCCCGGCCACTCGATGACCAGGCGCGCGCCTCAAACGCATCATCAGCCTGCGCTGGTTGCAATCGCAGGATTTCGCAGTGGCTGAACGCAGAACGGGTGACCCAACGGATCACCCGATCAAAGAAGCGGCCGTGGCCTTTATAGAATGCCAGGACGATCACACCAAGCAGATCAGAACATGGCGACGACGTCTCGCGCGCCATCGGGCAAATCCGGCCAGTTTTCGTCTGCGCGGAAATCCAGATCGGCGTCCGCGGCCAACTCGACCACCCGCGCCCGCATGGCCGCGACCCAATCGATAGCCTGGCCGAGCCCAGCCAGCATGGCGCTCTCCTCGGCCGAACGGTTGCTGGCAGTTTTCGCCGACACCACAGCTGCAGCAGTTGCCATATTCATCTGAGTTTCAGCCGATGCTGCGCCATAGATCCTTCGCCGACACTCGCCTTTGATCCTGGTCAAGCGTAGGTCGGCCTCAGCCGCATCGATAGCATCTACCGGATACCCAAGCGCAATCGCGCCCGCACGATCAACCGACAGGGTGGTTCGGCCATTATGTGAAATATCAAAAAGCATCGTTTACCTCAATTTTGCAGAAGATCAGTGCCGAGCGTTCCGCCCGACTGCGCGAGTGCGCCGTTTGTAAGCGTCAAACCTTGGGATGCGATATGTGCGATCCCCCAGCCCCCCACATGCGTGACGCCAAAAATAGGTCCATCAAAAGATGTGCCCCAAAGTGAAAGATTGACGATTGATCCGCGGTTGACCGTGACAATGGCCGCACCATCGCTGCCGGAGAAAGCGCAATTCATCAGCCGCACATCCACCGAAGCCGCCGTCGTGCTGTCAACGAGCACATGATAAAACACATTCCAATCCAAATTCGGGTCAGCTTTCGCAGGCAACCGAATGTCAACATTCTGGAGAGTCAGACACCCTCCCATCAAATTCGTGAAGCGGTAGCACTGATTTTGATTAGAGGAGACAAACGAACCAGGCTCGAAAATGGGGTCAAACCCCTCGCCCTCCTTCAAGATCATCAAGTTCTTGCCAGCCAGAGAGACTAGCGACGTCAGAACGTGCGTTTTGTCGGCCGCAAGTTTTGCCTGTATGAATGCCCCATAGGGAGCCGCATCTACCAGCGTGGCAATATCGTTGAAGGTTCCGCCATCCAGATTGGTGGGATTGGCGATGTCAGGATCCACGGTGCCGGTGAAATCCATAAGGCTTCGAATGACGCCCTTCAGGTTTCCGCTTAGAGCAGCATAGGCAGCTTCGGCAGCTGCGACGTCATCATCCCAACGCGGCCGCTGCGCTTCGAAGTAATCCTTCAAATCGGTATAGTTTGCGACAAGGCTATTCAACTTTTCGATGGTGGTGGCCATTGCGGCTATCCCTTCTTCTAAGTGGCCAGATTTCGGCCGAAACATTCATAGACTTCACGAAGCGCGTGATTAAGCGGCGTCTGTTAAAGCTGCTCCGTTGGTGAGAGTGAGGGCGGAAGTGCCTATGTTGCCCACCCCCGCCCTGAACCCCCGCACCCCATAAACGTTTCCATCAAGTGTCGAGGCGTGAATTGTCAGCGTTGGGAATGCGCCATAGTGTCCGGCCAAAAGTGCAAAGCCGCCATCACCGCTCAAGATAGACGCCCGAAAGCCGAGAGAGACAATGTCAGGGCCACCAGATGAAACTAAGGCTTCTGAAGGGGTGTGAAGTTGCGGATTAGTCGGATCGTGTGCATCTGGACGAATGTCGATATTATTAAATTTTAGGGCACAGCCGAACGCCTCTACAAAACGACACCGATAAGTGTGGGTCGCGCTTGAAGAGAATCCCAGCCGAATGATTGGGCGGTCAACTAAGCCGCTGTTTTTTCCCTCGAAGGTCAAAGTGCGACCCCAGACATAAATGTTGTCATTGATGATATGCTCGGTGCCGTAAGGAAGATAAATCCGAACGAAACTACCAACGGGCGAGGCATTCACGGCCTCCTTAATGGTGGCAAATGTACCGCCATTTACGTTGGAATATTCCTGCAGCGTTGGGTCAACGGTGACACTGAAAAACATCTTACCAGGGAAAACCGCGTTCAGATCACCCAGTAGCTCGCCGTATGATGCCCGCGCCACATCAAGCTCGCCGTCCCAACGCGACTTTTGCCCATCAAAATAGGCCTTCAGTTCGGTGTAGGCGTCGATGAGCGCCGCAACTTCTTCAACGGTAGTGACCATGAAAAGCAGCTCCTTATTGATCTAGAAGGGAATCGATCAAGTCAGCCTGGCGAAGCTGCTCGACTTGAAGGTTGGCAAGCGCGAGCGCCACGGTGACTGAAAGATCGAACAGATCATCATCCGGAGCATCCGCAATGATCAGCCCATCGGCGACGCGACTAAAACTCAAAACGTGGTCGATCAAATAAACGATCCCGCCAGTGCGGCGCACTTCTTCGGCTGGAAACGTACAAAGTGCGATCAGGTCGCCGTCCTCGTCGTAAAAGCCCGCCTCACGGACGTCGAAAGCGACAGTGTCAGCCCCGAACTCTGCCCGAACACGCCAGGCATTCGGATCAATAATATGGCGTGTTTCAATTGGCACCCGGATCCGCTCATTGCGCAGTGCAGTCTGCGCGAAATCACCAACATAGCTGGCACCATTCGCATCGCCCAAGGCAACCTGTGTAATCGCGACTTGCGCACCCGAGCCTGCAGCTAGAAGCAACTTGTCCTCGGCGGTATCGGTGAGAATTGTAGTGGGCATCAGGCCGCATCCCTTCTTTGAACGTCATGGGTCAAAACACTCAACTGACGCTGTCGGGCACCGCTGCGCAGATGAAACGAACTGTCAGAGGCACGGGTCCGAGGGACCGGATCGTGCCCGATTTCAGAAACCAATCGCCCTCTCGCGCTGGCCCGCATATAGACTTCCGTCCCGAAATCCTCGCCGATGCGCACCGCGAAATGAGAGCGCTGCGGCTTAAGGTTCACGAGGATTGACGTGATGATTTCAAGCGTTCTGGGATCAATTGCCAACCCTGCCGCAAACACATCCGTGCTCGAGAAATCGATCCGAAAAGTGTGCGGCTCGCCACCATAATCGAACCACTCAGAAATCACGGGTGGCACACCGATCCCGGCCAAGGCGCGGCGCACAGACCCGACGGTGCCCTTCACTCGGTGCACCTGAACGGCATCAATGAGGATCCGGCGCTTCTGCTCTACCGGCCAAGCGCTGTCCCAAATCTCGATGGAGAATGCCCAGGCCAGATACGACAACAGATGCTCTGGACAAACAGATGCATTCCAAAGCGCGGCAATTGGATCACCGAAGCCGCGCAAACGCCCAGACAGCTGCTCGAGATCACGCTCGATCTGTTGTGCGCTTGGCGGCAAAACTGTGAGCAGATCAGACATCACGCCCTCCGACATTTACGGAAACCGAGCCGCAGTAGGCAGCCTCCGATCCATCAACAACCAAGTCGGCGAGAGGGCTGACCAAAGACACTTTCTGAACGCCGGGCAAATGCAAGGCGGCATGCAATCCAGAAATGCTGATATCGTGCCCCAGGCGATGCTGATCCTCTACAAACGCAGTAACCGAAGCGAGCGCGGCCGCGCGCACGATTTCCCCGTCAGGGCCGTCATACAGGGTCAAAACGGCATCAAGCTGATACGTCACGATGGTGGCCGCTTGGACAAGCACTTGATCGGTCAACGGCCGGATATCCTCATCATTCAAGGCGTCAGCAACCAGCTGAACCAAAGCCGGATCACCTCCCCCATTTCCTACCTCGGACAGAACGGTGACGACGACTTGACCTGGCGCTGGCGATTCAACGCTGATGTCCTTGACCTGCGGAGACGCTGACAGCCCCCAGAATACATATGATCCGCGCGGCCCGGCCGTGGTGAAACCCTCGAGTGCCAACTGAACCCGCGAGCGAAAACGCACATCGTCCTCAAGCACTTCAGGCACAGGAGGAACTGCGACCGGATCGGCCTCCTGGATCACTGCCCGCTGAACACCGTAAAACGCCGCCAATTGATCCAGCTGCGCGCCAGCCGCAAATGCCAGCATGTTGCCACGGCCAGCATCATCAATTTCGGCGCGCAAAAGAAGCTCGCGGTACGCCCACGCCTGAAGCACCTTTGTGATCGGCTCGCTTTCCAAACCGACGATGGGCCCAAGGTCCGGATCCCGATCGACAAGCCAGGCTTTGACCTCCGCCAAAATAGTCTCAAAGTCCTTGCGATCAATGATCGCCGGAGCAGGTAGGCGATCGAGGTTAATTGCCGTAAACGCGCTCATCCGACCTCGATCCCCGCAATCGTGACCTCACGGCCGTCGGGCAGATACCGGCCGCTCAGATCGATGATGATTTTCCCAGGCTCGAAGGTGCGCAGGGTGACCGTGTCCACATCGATGCGCGGCTCCCAGGTCATCAACGCCTCGACCGTGGCCGCGATGATCGCCAGCTTGGTCGCAGACGAATAGGGCGCATCGATCAAATCAAACAGGCGCGAACCATAATCGCGCCGCATCACCCGCGACCCAACTGGCGTGGTGAGAATGTCCCTGATGGACTGCCGAAGGTGGTCGATGCCGCCTAGTTTCCGGCCGGTGAGTGCGCTGATCCCATACATGCGCCCACATTGGACAGGACGCCCGCCCCGATCCTCTGGCGGTTCCCCACTGGCCTACTTCGGTGCACCGGTGTCGCCAGGACCAGGCTGGATGCCACCATGCACATGCGAAACCAGGCTGATCCCCGAACAAACGACATCACCGTCCCCCGTGATCGTGCCCGCGAAGTTGCCAGCGGGCACACCGCCCGCGAACGGACCAGGATAAATGATGCCATGCGCTGTGTTGCCACCAGGCGACAGCACCACCACCTGAGTGCCGACTGATGGCGGGATCCAGAACTTTAGCTCTGCCGACCCGAGCTGTGCAATCTTCAGCCAATCGCTCTCGGCCCCATCGGCCCATTTGACCTTGGCCCGATCGCCGTCGCGCGCAGTAACCGTAGCGACCATGATCAGCCGCTCAACGGCCTGCATCAACTGCGACAGTGCGAACTCAGACATCGCCAGCCTCCGCGACATAGTCGTCCTCATACGCAAGCCCGATATCCGGTGACCAGGAACTGAGCACCTGCGTCGGCGTCAGCCCATCATCGACAAAGAAGCTCGGACCGATATCGGCCGAATGGGCCCATTCGACACGCCAAATATCAAACTGATCCGCCTGCGGCGCAAAATCGTCTGGCTCAACAGCCAGGACAACGGCAGCACCCCACGCGACCCCGAGGCGCTCGTTATTGTGATCGGCGGAGCAATACTCGACCACGGTAGCGGCGGCGTAGTGCGGTCGCGGGCGGCTTAAAAGTCGGCCACTTTGGCCCTTTCATTTGATGGGAGGGTTTGGGGATATTCACTGTGGAATTATATTTGAAGGTGCGTCGCGCCCATTTTCAGGATGGGTTGAGCGGGCGGCAGATAGCTCGGGATTTTGGGATCAGCCGGGACAGTGTTGCGAAGATGTTGGCGCATTCTGAGCCGCCTGGATACCGGCGGACGGCGGCGATTAAACGCCCGAAGTTGGATGCATATATCGATCAGATTGATCGGTGGTTGGCGGAAGACAAGATGCGCCCTCGTAAGCAGCGACACACATCCAAGCGCATTTTTGAACGGCTCCGTGATGAATGCGGCTTCAACGGCGGGTACACCATCGTCAAAGATTATGTGCGCAACAAGAAGCGCGGTTCGCGTGAGATGTTCGTGCCGTTGAGCCATCCGCCCGGACATGCGCAGGCCGACTTTGGCGAAGCGTTGGTTGTGATTGGTGGCATTGAGCAGAAAGCCTATTTCTTCGCGCTGGATCTGCCGCATAGTGATGCCTGTTATGTCCGTGCCTATCCTGCCGCGAACACCGAGGCTTGGTTGGATGGGCATGTTCACGCGTTTGCGTTCTTTGGAGCGGTGCCACAGTCGGTGCTCTACGACAATGACCGTTGCTTGGTTGCAAAGATCATGCCGAATGGCGAACGTCAGAGAACACAGCGGTTCAGCGCGATGCTGTCGCATTACGTGGTCCGAGACCGATACGGTCGCCCCGGAAAGGGGAACGATAAAGGTAAAGTCGAAGGTCTCGTCGGCTATTCTCGTCGTAACTTCATGGTACCAATGCCCCGCTTTGCGAGTTGGGCAGCGTTCAACGATTACCTCGAAGAACAGTGCTGCAAACGGCAAGCAGACATCTTGCGCGGCTATAAGATCAGCATCGGTGAACGATTGCAGGCTGATCTGGCTGCGATGCAGGGCTTGCCAGATGCGCCGTTTGAAGCTTGCGACCTGCGCAGTGGCCAGGTCACATCGACATCCGTGGTGCGCTATCGCGGCAATGATTACTCAGTGCCGGTGGCCTTTGGTCACCGTGAGGTCTGGATAAAGGGATTTGTGGATCGGGTCGTTATTGGCTGCGCTGCTGAGGTGATTGCGCAGCATGTCAGGTCATACGACAAAGACGATATCACCTTTGACCCTGTGCATTATCTACGACTGATTGAGCGTAAGATCATGGCCTTTGATCAGGCAGCTCCGTTGCAAAACTGGAACCTACCTGATGCATTTTCAACGTTGCAACGGTTGTTGGAAGCGCGGCAGGGCAAGGCTGGGAAGCGCGAGTACGTGCAGGTCCTCCGTCTGCTGGAACGCTTTGAGATGGAGGTGCTGCACAATGCAGTCAAAGATGCGCTTCAAATGGGAGCCATCAGCTTTGATGCCATCAAACACCTTGTGCTATGCCGCGTTGAACGCAGGCAGCCTCGGTTGGATTTGGATCTCTATCCGTTTCTGCCCAGAACGCATGTCGCGACGACATCAGCCGCATCCTACATGAGCCTGCTGGATGGAGGTGGCGCATGACCGATGCACCAGAACTGCTCTTGGCCAACCATCTCAAAACCCTGCGCTTACCGACCTTCCAGCGTGAACACGACAAGCTCGCGCGCATCTGTGCCGCGCAGGGCGTGGATCATGTCCGTTATTTGGCCCGGCTGACCGAGCTTGAACTGATCGACCGCGAACGCCGCATGGTCGAGCGCAGGATCAAATCGGCCAAGTTCCCAGCCGTCAAAAGCCTGGACAGTTTCGACTTCAAGGCAATCCCGTCGTTGAACAAGATGATGGTCTTGGATCTGGCGCGGTGTGATTGGGTCGAACGGCGGGAGAATGTCATCGCACTTGGCCCATCTGGCACTGGAAAGACCCACATCGCCCTCGGGTTGGGCCTGGCCGCCTGCCAAAAGGGCATGCCTGTCGCTTTTGTCACGGCGGCCTCACTGGTGAACGAGTTGATGGAAGCGCGAGACGAGAAACGGCTGCTGCGATTGCAACGCCAGCTCGCTAAGGTCAGCCTGTTGATCATCGATGAACTGGGTTTTGTGCCGCTCAGTAAAACAGGCGCTGAACTGCTGTTCGAACTGATCTCGCAACGCTACGAGCGTGGATCAACACTCATCACCAGCAACCTGCCGTTCGAAGAGTGGACAGAAACCTTCGGCACAGAACGACTGACCGGCGCATTACTGGATCGGCTGACACACCACGTGAACATTCTGGAAATGAATGGTGAAAGCTACAGGCTCAATCAGAGCAAATCAAAGCGTACCAAAACTTAACACATCATCAGGTTGGCCTGACGGCCAACGCGCCATGGAACGTGCTTGCTACTTAATGGCATCACGCCCCAAGGCGCGTAACCAAGTGGCCGACTTTTGCTCCGCCCCAATGGCAGGTTGTTACGCCGCCGTTGACAACCGATCAATCTGATCGATATATGCATCCAACTTCGGGCGTTTAATCGCCGCCGTCCGCCGGTATCCAGGCGGCTCAGAATGCGCCAACATCTTCGCAACACTGTCCCGGCTGATCCCAAAATCCCGAGCTATCTGCCGCCCGCTCAACCCATCCTGAAAATGGGCGCGACGCACCTTCAAATATAATTCCACAGTGAATATCCCCAAACCCTCCCATCAAATGAAAGGGCCAAAGTGGCCGACTTTTAAGCCGCCCGCGACCGCACTACGCCGCCGCTACCGTGGTCGAGTATTGCTCCGCCGATCACAGAGAACGCAGCACCACGTACCCGCCTGCTGTTTGAGCTCCTGCTAGGGACCGGCCAGCGGATCGGCGATGTGCTGAAGATGAGGTGGTCAGACTTCGACGGAGAGGCCATAAGCGTCCGCCAGGGCAAGACCAAAGCCAATCTGTGGATCCCAGCGCCTCAGATGCTACTGCAGGCCTTGGCAAGCGCCCAGCGCAGCTCGGTATTCATTTTGACCAACCAGGCCGAAACAGGCCCTTGGTCGTATCGCGGCGCGGCCGACGGCATGATGAAGCTGAGACGGCAGATCGGCGCTGAAGCATACGATATCCACTCCCTGCGCTACACTGCGACGGCCGAGCTGGCCCGCGTTGGGTTGGACGACGATCTGATTATGGCTATCACCGGGCACAAAACCCACCGTATGGTGCAGCTCTATGCAGGTGCAGAACGGCAGAAGCTGCGAGCCCGGGCTGCAAACAACGCGCGGGCATCCAAATTATGA